TCTTTTTCCTAGAAAAAAAGCTATGTGGTTTAGGATTGAAAATCCGTGTGTCCCCGGTTCGATTCCGGGTCCAGCCACCACTACTTTCTTCTAAGAAATCTTCTTATTTTCCCAATAAAACAATAATAAAACGGATCATCTGATCCTCCATAAGCGACAAACTAGAGTGACACTAGATGACAGTAAATGTCAGGCGGTGTCGCATTTGTGTGGTGAGTTTGTGGGGAGTTTCAAATGTGTATTATTTTTGAATTACTAAAACTCATACTAGTTTTAGTAAAACATAAATGAAGAAATTTTATTATTTTACAAAAATGGTGTTGACGGGTGTACATACAGGTGTATAGTCACCCCAGTTCGAGAAACCAAAAAAGCTAAAATGGAAATACCAATACCAGGCAACCGAGCCATACAAAAAAAACTGAGAAAAACTCAGAGAGGTTGGTGGTCGTATCGTGTCAGATATGTACAACGAAAAATTGACAAGCTTCTCAAATCAAAAGCAGACAACAAATATGATGCTGCTGAAGACATTATTGAGGAGATTAAGAGGCTTAACAATCCTCAGTCTAACGCGCCAAGGCTTGTTCTGCCTGAGCAGTTACATAATTGGTCACAAATATTTCATCTTCTAGATACTCATTCAGACAATGGAGAGAAGCAGATTGGTAGTGCCAAAACTGCCATGAGGAGATTTCTGCGCGGCATAGGCCACACTGAAGATAACTACCCACATGAGTGCACTAAAGATTTGTGCGAGAGGTGGATGGAGGCTGAGATCAATCGAGGCAAAACTCCTGAGCAGAAACTCGCAATTAAGAAGAAGCTTAATGTGTCATTGCGCCAAGCTAAGTATGGCTTGTTTAAGCGTAGCATGATGAAGTATTACAACATTGCTGACTCATTTAATTTTACTGATCTAAAAGTCATTCATTACAAACCGACAAAATACAAACGACCTCAAGACGATAGACATCTTCGTGCAGACAAGTATTTTAGAGAAGTTGTTAAGCATGAAAACCCGATCATATTTGGATTCTATCAGTTAATGAGAATATCAGCCCAGAGAAATATAGAAGTGGCACATGCAAAGAGATGTAATTTATTGCCTGATGGCATTGTGAATGATCGTATTGTGCCAAAGAAGAATGAGGTAGAACGAGAGATACCATATCCTGATGGGTTCAGTGAGGAAGATCGCCAATTTCTACTAGGACTGAATCCAGATGGAGAGTATGTGTTACCTGGAACAGACTATGACCGTGAATATGGATTCACTAAAAAGATTAATTCATATTTAAAACAATTTGGATTTACAGCATATAAGCTGAGGAAGGAGTGGGCATGTCAGTTATTAGAGGCTGACGTTCCATTGCATGTTGTCGCTGAAATGATGGGCAACACAGTACAGATTTTAGTCGATCATTATGTTGCGACTGAGAAACCAAAATATAAATTACAATTAGGATAAATGCATTGCATTAACTTATAAGCGATGTACACATGTGTTGACATGTGGTGTATAAGCACCACAGTCTGGGGAAGCACTTTTGTAGTACTAGAAAGCAAAAAAAATGCCTAACCAGCGAGATCCCAATAAAAAGCAATTAACGATCTGGAGACACGAGAAAGACATGGACGTTTTGAGAGAAGTTGCGCGTCAAAATGACATTTCGATGTCTGAACTTATGGAAATATTAATTGAAGATTTTCAAGACAAGAAAAAGCCAGACCAAGAGAAGTATTTGAGGAAGAAAAGAAAGTAGTGGGACAGTCAATGTCTTACTTATTAAATATAATTATTAATTAAGAGGATGGGAATTGATACTGAAATAAAACTTAGGCGTTTGCAGCATGAGGACGAACAAAAACATAAAAATGTCTGCAAAAAAAATCTAACTTATACAAAGTTTATTTTTTATATGATCTTAGTCATAGTCATGACGTATGCAAGTACTGCATACAAAAGTTATTATTATGGATTGATTGGAACTCAAACTAAACCAGTCGCTGAGTTGCAGTCTGAAATCGATAAATTGAAGATCGAAAATCAAAAACTGTTTTATCAGTTAGTGTTTAGAGATATGCCTGTGGAAAGCCAACGAGCTTTAACCACAATGTTTGAAGCAATTGAACAAGACAATGAATCCTGGATTAATTATTCTAATCATGAATGGGAAAAATCAGATGACAACCCGAAGAATTTGAAGTCTAAACATAAAGTGCATAGATAAATGCATTTTTTTTATAACAGGTGTACATACGCCTGTTTTTTATTAGACGAGGTGTACATACACAATACATGAACAACGAACTAAAACAAGCGAGGAAACAAAAGCGGATCTCATGTCATTACAAATTATCAGAATGGCATAGACACAAACTAGCGAATTTGGCGAAAGCAACTCGCCGAACCATGACAAGTGTGATTGAAGAATTAATTGAAAAAGCGAAATGAAAATACTAACTACAATAATAGCGTGCGTAGCAGTTTTTAGCTGGGTGGTCAGCAGACCATACGCTGAACAACCAACCGTAAAAGCATCTTGGTATGGCAGTGAGTGCGCTGGAAAACCAACAGCAAGTGGAGAACCGTTTGATCCAAGTCAATTAACCGCAGCGATGTGGGATGTTCCGTTTGGAACAAGAGTCAAAGTGGATCTAGGCCCAAAGTCGGTGATCGTTAGGATCAATGATCGAGGTCCAGCGAAAAGATTGAATCGGGGGATAGATCTTTCGAGAGAGGCATTCTCTAGGTTGGCGCATACTGACGCTGGAATTATTTCTGTAAAATTAACTATCTTACCATGAGCGAATATCTATCTGCACAAGAGGTCGCTGAAAAGCTGAACATGTCTTTGAGGAACATTAGACGGCACATCAAGACTGGTAAGCTGAGAAGTCATAAGATTGGTAAACTTAGGAGAATCTCGATTGAAGACTTTACGCTGTTTGCTGAAGGACGAAAACGAAAACAGGATAACCAAAAGCTAATTGATGAGATGGCAGCAGCAGACTGGGCTAAGGCAGTCAAATGGATGAATGAGAATATGGAAAAGACCTCAACTCAGCCATGGTACAGACAATCAAGTCCACCAGTTCTTTCAATGGGGAGCAGATGAATGTGGATTCTACCCAAACAAATCATCTCAGCTTCTGCGCTGGATATGGAGGCATTGATCTCGGACTGCGAAGAGTTCTCCCAACTTGCCGAACAGTCGTTTATGTGGAGATCGAAGCCTTCGCAGTCGCGAACCTGGCGGCAAAGATGGAAGCGGGAGAGTTGGATCAAGCACCTATCTGGACGAATCTTAAAACATTCAATGCAGAACCATTTCGTAGCTTGGTGGACATCATCTCTGGCGGGTACCCGTGCCAACCATTCTCAGCAGCAGGAAAACGACTCGGCAAAGAAGACCCAAGACACCTCTGGCCGTTTCTGCGCCGATCAGTTCGAGTTATTCGCCCCAGAAGAGTGTTCTTCGAGAATGTCGAAGGACACATCTCGCTTGGACTCTCCACAGTCATCAGCGATTTGGAAGAAGATGGTTACAGAACAACGTGGGGAATATTCAGCGCGGCTGAGTGCGGCGCGAGCCACCAAAGAAAGCGAGTCTTCATCTACGGAGAATTGGCCGACAGCAGCAGCACGGGATTGGAAGGACAGTCCAGATCCGTGGATGTACAACGCAACCAACCCGGATGGAACGGACAGAAACCGAACGGATCAACTAGCGAGAGCAGTTTACCACCGGCAATGGCCGACCCCAACAGCGAGCGAGGTGAACGATCAAGGCACAGACTGGGAGAAACTTGCGAGGTGCGACAAAGGCGGCAGGATTCTGAGGAGAATAGCCAACATGGAGGTCAACAATTGGCCAACCCCAACGACAGCGGAGGCACAGAAGATCAGCAACAAAGCCAATTACGGTCAGAAATGTCTGAGCAATCATCCTGCAATTCGTGGCCTTCCCGACCGGGAGAAGCTCAAAAAAGATGGGAAGAACCAAGAACAGTCGCTGACCCAAAGACAAAAGAATTGGGGAACACTAAGAGCATCAAAAGCGATGTCTGCGACAATAACGGAGAACCTAGTGAATCGCAATGTGGGGAATCTGGAGGAGCAGCACCCGTCATCAGTGGGACAGAAGTTGAACCCAGACTGGGTGGAGCAACTGATGGGTGTGCCAGTGGGGTGGACACAACTCCCCATCCATTGGTTAACAGAGTTGATAGGCTCAGATTGCTTGGAAACGGAGTTGTCCCAGCAGTTTCAGCAAAAGCGTGGGTTGAACTAAGCGGCAGATTTAAATGAACAGTAGGAACAAAGGAGCAAGAGGAGAACGTATGTGGCGGGATCAATTAAGAGAAGCTGGATTTGAAGCTATTAGAGGATGTCAGAATGCTGGCAGAGATGCTGGTGGTGGAGAAGCACCTGACATCATTTGCCCCAGTCTGCCAGGAATACATCATGAAGTTAAATTCGTGGAGAAGTTGAATGTCCAAAATGCGATGGATCAGGCAGTCAGAGACGCAAAGCCACATCAGATCCCGGTAGTGGCGCACAAGAAGAAGAATTGCGATTGGCTGATAACTGTAAAAGCTGAGGATTGGCTAAAACTAATTAAAGAAAGTGATTTGGTACGATGAGTGACACTGAGTATCTAGAATATTGCGACGTGTGCCGAGGTTCGTTTACAAACGACACTCAGGACGTGAAAGAATGTCCATTTTGCGTTGATGCAGACGAGAGACGAGATGATGAATTTTAGTGGTAGGTTTGGTTGGTTTCCGTCCTAACCGCTAGCCTCAACCTAGTTTTTAGCTTTTCTAGGTTGGGGCAACAATTTCCTACGGGAATAAACAAATAAACAGAAAGACTAATAAAACAAATGATAATAGCAGAAACAAAAACTGAGTATGAACTGACACCAACAGGCCCACAGAATTGTGTGTGCGTCGATGTCATTGATTGTGGCGAGGCATATGGCATCGAGGCTGATCCTAAGAGTGGAATGAGACTTGTTCCATCTACCAATCCACAATACCCAAAAGCCAAGGCCAAAGTGCGTCTGATGTTTGAATCAGACAAACTAATGGAGGACGGAAGACCATTCATCATTGACCGCACATTTAGTGCTACATTGAGCGACAATGGTCATCTGAAGCCATTCCTAGACAGTTGGGGGGTAGAGTTAGACATGACTCCTACCGGGCCTGATATGGCTAAATCATTGATTGGCAAAACTGCGCTAATCAACATTGTGCATAATCCTGATTCAAGAGATCCAGAAAAGAAATGGGCTAACATTGGATCAATTATGCCATCACAAACTGAGGTGAAACCATCAGGTAATTATGATCCTGCTGGAACACGAGACAGAATGAAAACCTCATACGAGAAACGCCAGTCCTCACCATTCTAATGATCATCCCACTGCCTAAGAAAGCTAACGCGCAATCGTCAAGCCAACATTGGTACACGATGGATGGCAATGCGTGTCATCGGCAGTCAGATGGTAAACCCACTACTCTCAGACATGCTAGGAAACAGAATCTTGTTCCTAGTGTGTCTGGTATTTTGGGAATGATTGAGAAACCTCAATTAACCAAATGGAAGGCTGATATGATGGTGCGTAAATGCATCGAGAATCCATACAAACCTGGTGAGGATGAACAAGATTACATCGACAGGATGCATGGATATGCCAAGCAGGATAAGAACGAGATCCTCAGCTTTGGGACCAGAGTACACAATGCAATCGAGAACTGGAATCTAGGCAATTACAACGAGGCTGAAGATCCAGAAATATTTCCATACCTGGACACTTATATCAGATGGGCACAAAAGAACCTCAAGCGAGTGATCGCAGCAGAGAAAACTGTTGTGAATAAGAAGCTAGGTTATGGAGGGACAATTGACCTGATTGCTGAGGTTAATGGGGTCAGAGGTGTGTGCCTAATCGACTATAAGACACAACGCTGGAACGCTGAAAAGAAACCATCTTTCCACGATTCATGGGTGTGGCAGTTAGCTGCATACAGAAAGACAATGAGGCCAAATCCTAGCTGCATAAGTCTGGTAATAAGTGCTACAGATCCTAGACCAGTCATTGAGAAAAGATGGTCACCGTCTGAGCTACAAGCGGCATGGAGGCTATTCAGTGCAGCTACAACGATCTGGCAAGAATCAAAGAAGTACATTCCTAATCATGAGTTTAATCAACCAAGCGATAACTGAGTATGAAGCCAAAGAAATGGGTGGTGTGGCAATATCTTTTCCATGCCGCCAGCAAGACGAATTGTGGATAATTAGTAATATGATAAAAGATTTAGAAAGAAACGGAGATAGGTGGGTGGTAGTCAAAAGCACCTACAAAACTAGAGGCAGTGATAAAAACTACGAATCCCCAGCACTGGAACTATGGAAACTGAACTGAAGTCATATCCCGCATTACCTCCTAGTGGTGGTCGAGAACTCAGGTTGCTCGCTGAAGCAGCAAGTGAGTTCTGGGATATACCACTAGAGGAACTCAAGTCAAAGACTCGTACAATGGAGATTGTGTGGCCCAGGAACGTGTGCATGTCGATAGCAAGAAACTCAGGATGTACATGTAATAAAGTGGCTAAGTGGTGGAAGAAGAAAGAACATGGCACTGTAATCAATGCAACTAGGATGGTGCAGAACCTAAGAGACACTAGACCTGCATACGACAAACAATTCAGACAGTTCTCAGAGTTCGCCAAGAGTTATATTAAGAAGAGAAAATTACCATGAAGAGACACTATGACATCATGCCAGTGGACTATGTTTATGACGATTACATGATCTATTTCTGGCATGTAAAAAAAAATAAAAACTACAACAGAAGAAGGACATCACTGTAGAAAAATATAAAAACTACATTGGTAAATAACTACTAAACAATAACTTAGATGCATTTATTTCGTAATAATAGTAATAGTAGTAATAGTATATATATATCTATATATATTAATACTCTCTCTATTATCTCTATTATTGCAACTATAGCTACAGTCTAGATAACTATGAAAATACTATCATCCAAAGAAACCTACTCCTACAAGCTGCAACTGGACACAGTCAGAGAACAGATGAGGCAGATTGAGGAGAATGGCATTTACGACATTGCTGGCAACAAGATCAAGAAACAGGACCGAGAGCAGTACAAGCAGTTGAAGGCTATGGAGCATCACCTGCGACAGTTGGCTAGTGGCATTGAGTCACCTAGTCCGTACAAGAAACCAAAGCAGGTGGAGGCTAAACCTGAGACGAGAAGACAGATGACAGATGATGAGAGAGCACAGTTTGCTAAAATGCTTTCTAAGACACGTTTGTCTATTACCCGCTGTGGCTACCATGATGGGGAATAAAAATTGATTGTAGGTGTATGTACGCCTCAAGAAAGACATATAATAATGAATAATGAGACAGAAGATATAAGAGTGTATGGAATAGAGAACGGATGCGTGGTGAGTGTGAAAGCTTCCAGTGCTCAAAAGATGAAGAACTGGGAGAAGCTAAATAGCCCCAGTGACAAAGAAGATAATCGCAACAATAAACGGGGAGATAACCTGCACAGATAAGAATGATTTAAACAACTGAGCTTGGGATACTTCAAGCCCACTCCTACAGTGGCATAATGGTATGCTGAGATAATGGTTAATGGCTCAGGCTCAGTTGTGAATTTAGATAAATAATAATTATGACAGCAAAGAAAGCAGCAAGAAAGAAGTCTACATCCAAGCCACCTGTGCCTGGTAAAGTGGTGAAATTAACTGAAGAAGAAGTAGCAGAGAGAAGAAAGAATCTCGATGATCTGCACAGTGCACCAATCCAAATGCCTCCTAGTGTCTATGATGCTAGGAGGAAGCAATTGGAGAAGAATGGGACTGGTAAGATTGGGGGAAGACCGACGACCTATACTCCCGAAAGAGTTGAGTCATTTCTGAAGAATCTGAGGAGTGGACTGCCTGTGAATAGAGCAGCAGCAATGGTTGGGATCAGTAATACCGCTTTGTATAGTTGGCTAGATACTTACTCTGACTTTAGGAGTTCTCTCCTACAGGCAGAGACAGAATACCAAGCATTTGCTCTGAGAACTGTTAACGATGGGATAGCTAATGGGGATGGTCATTTAGCCATGAAGCTTCTGGGAGCACGGTTCAGTGATGAGTATGCAACCTCAAAGAAAGTTGATGTCAGGACGCAGAAGATCGATTCAACTATTACGTCTGATCAGCTCATGCATCTCCAGTCTGCTCGTTTAAATACGGATGTTGTATCCGCTGCAAATGTTATTGGAACGGAGGAACCAGATGCATCTGAGTCCAAACTCACCACTGATCCACCACCACCTGACCATCCTGCTGAAAACGACCATGGGGGTACCCATATATCGGGGGGTACCAATCCCAACACCCCACCCCCATCAAAAGCCTCACACACGGGGGATTCTGCAAACACATCTAAATAAGCACTATGATTATAGGAATATCAGGTAAGAAGCGTAGTGGTAAGAACACTGTAGGCGGCATAGCAGTGGGATGGTTATGGGACAACTCTATCCCAGCTAAACAGATGGCAATTGCTGATCAGTTGAAACATGAGGTGGCTGAGGCTACTGGAATGTCGAAGAAATGGCAGGAGGACCACAAAGATCGCTGGAGAACTATATTGCAGTGGTGGGGGTCTGAGTTTAGGCGGCATTACTTTGGTGATGACTATTGGGTCAACATGATGACTAAGAAGCTACTAGCAATGGATGAGGATGTTGCGGTCTTGACTGATGTCAGGTTCAAGAATGAGGCTGATTATGTCAGAAAGACTGGTGGCTTTGTTATTCGTGTGGAGAGAGGAACAGGCTTGGTTGATGTTCACAGCAGTGAGACCGACCTGGACCACTACAACTACTTTGAGCATGTTGTTAATAATGACGGCAGTATTGATGATCTTGAGAGGCAAGTTGTCAGCATATTGGAGAACAATAAGAATCTTCCTAAACTTAATGAAAAGCCATTATGACACCTCCACCTCCAGTCCATCATTTTATCCTGACTAATAACCGTAGTGGCAAGTGGTTTAGGCTGAAGGCTATTTGTTCTCCTACCGGGATGGAGACACGAGTGCAGACTAACTTTGAGCCAGACGATGAGTTTGATGATTATGTTTATCATTGGCAGGAGATGGTTATGGAGGAGTATCAGGAGGTGACTGGGGTAGACATAGATTGTGACGATTTACGCTAGGCAGAATGATGATGGATCATGGAGGTTATGGGTGAACAGTCACGGCATGGATTCACCTGCTGGGACTAGGTTGGATAGAGGTGCATTGTTCCCCCAGGAGACACTGTACGATCACGAGGATGAGGCTGAGGCTAAGATTAGTGCGGCTAAGTTGCAGAAGTACATAGACGAGAGAGAGACGGCTTTATGGGTGAATAGGAGAAGAAAACACAAATGGAAATAAAAGATTATTACGACAAGTTCAGCGATGCGTATTTGAATGAGTATGGTTCATTAATCCAACAGCGTGGAATGGGCAAGTCCCAGTGAAGACGAGTGACTTTTTATTTGCGTGATTGAGAAGGCTGAACAGGAGTGTGTGGATATTGTTTTAGGTAATCATCCCGGTGATAGCTGGGTATACACCAATGACCAGTATTCATTCCTAGACGGCATGTTTGTTAGAGGTGGAGTGATTAAGGCAGTTGCAGAAATTAAAAGCAGAGAATGTGCATTTGGGACACATGAGAAAGAGATGCTTAATTGGAATAAGATGGAGGCAGGACAGTGGGCTAGTAGGTCATTTAGGTGTCCATTCTATCTGTTCAGCTATCATGCTGTGAGTGATGTTGTGGCGTGTTATCAGGTCACAAATAGTTTGGGAGAGTTTGTGAGAAAATATGATGTAAGTGATTATGGGCAAAACAGAAACAAAAACGAAAGAGACATCAAAACAGTCAGAAGAACAGTCTGGCTCAACAGCGAAAACCCAAGTCTCCTCAAGAGATGCGGACTGCGATGTCTTTACTGAGAAGTATTTTGGTATAAAGCTTTATGATTGGCAGAAGAAAGTTCTTCTTGATCTAAGCAAGCCCGGTGCACGAGTTGCACTAAAAGCGGCAAATGGCTCAGGAAAAACGGCAATGATAGCTGCACCTGCTGCATTGTGGTATGCGCTGATCTATCCCGGTAGCATAGTTATCACTACATCAGGTGTGTATAGGCAGGTCAAAGAGCAGATGTGGCCTCAGATTAGATCATTAGCCAGCAAAGTAGCTGGGCTAGGCATGACAATTAATCAGACTGATCTAACTATGGACAATGGCAGCAGGATATTGGGGTTTGCAACTGACTCACCAAACCGTTTTGAAGGCTTTCACGGTAATGTTTTTATAGTGTTAGACGAATGTAAATCGATTGATTCTGACCTATTTGAGGCGGTGGCTCGTATCCAGCCAAATCGCATCCTAGCCATGAGTTCTCCAGGTGGAACTACTGGTAAGTTTTATAAAATTTTCTCCAAAGAACAGAAATGGTGGAAACTTCACACTGTTACTTCTTACGATTGTCCACATATCAAGAAAGAATGGATAGAAGAACAAATGGAGATGTGGGGCAAAGACCATCCATTGATCAGGTCCATGATCTTTGGCGAGTTCCAAGAGACAAGCGGAGAAGGCTTGGTGATAACATGGGACAGTCTGATGCAGTGCTTAGATAGCCCACCTAACAAAGACGGTAATGAGGTTGTAGCCTCGTGTGATTTTGCAGCAGCAGGTGATGAAAGTGTTTTTTGCATGAGAGTAGGAAACAAGATCACTAAGTTAATTGCATGGAGAGAGGCTAATACTATGGCAGGTTGTGCTCGATTTGCTTTGGAGTTTGAGAAAGCAAA